CATTATTTCTTTTTACCCATGTCTTTCATCTTTTTAATTTCTAATTCACAATAATGAATTACTTTTTCTAAATCTTGTATGCCATTTTTATTTTTATAACGACACACATATTTTATAACATTCCCCTGAAAAAAGGAAAGGTCATTCTTAGAAATAAATTCATAAGGTTGAATGTGAAAGTCTTTGTAGTGACTCCCACCTATCTGCTTATCTTGTGGAAATGCTTTGTCAAACATATCTTTATTACTCATAACTGATAACCCTTTCTATTTTTATTTAGTTTTAGTTTATATAAATTGTTACGTGCTCTTGTAGTTCCTACGTACCAAACTCTATGCTCTTCATCTTTTTTATTTTGACTTTTATTGATAGCTTTAATTATTTTATCTCCCATATCCAAACATAGAATTACATTATCTTGTTCTCCACCTTTGATAGCGTGTATAGTTGATAACCATATTCTTGCAGGTTTTTCTAAATCTTCTTTGTTTTCTAACAAATGTAATAAATATTCTTTGTCACTATCTTCAGCTATTTTAAAAGCTTGAAACCAATTCTGATCTGGTTTCCATTTGTACTCACCAGTAAAATCTTTTATATCTTTTATCTCTTCTTCTGTTAACTCTTTACCTTTACACCATGCAGTATAGTTATTCATGGCAGTATACATTCTAGTTTTTATACTCTTGCCTCTGTTGCTTTCAAAATATAAACCTTTAGCAATAAGCATATCTTGTATTGTTAAAAGCTTTGATACTGTTCTAGTTAGTATAAACCACTTATCTTTTGTTAAATCTATTTCATCTAAATTATATATGTCTTCACATATACCTTTTTCATTTCTTGGATAATACTTTTTTAATTTTCTTAAACCTATTATATTACTTATAGGTATAGTTGATTGCGCTTGTACTGCTTTTGATATTCTTTTTGATTTATTTAATATTCTTTCTTTTGCAGGTTCTTGTATAAATCTTCTGACATCTGCTCCGGCCCATTCAAAGATAGCTTGGTCATCGTCTCCTGCTAAATATATATCTTTAGTTTTAGCTTTTAAAATATCATACAGTTTCCACTGTAAAGGTGATAGATCTTGAGCTTCATCTATAAATACTACATCAAAGCTTGGAATATTATCTGATTTATCCACTAACATTTTAATCATGTCATTAAAATCAAATAAGTTTTTCTTATTTTTATATTCAATTAAGTTATCATGTATATGTTTTAAAGTTTTCCAATTGACATTCTTTGTATCATGCTCTTCTAAATCAAACTCTTCTCTTACAGTTACACATCTGTTAACTGCTTTGTGTATGATTTGAAAATATGGATTTTCAAAACCAAGATAGAAAGATTCATCTTTGTTATATCTATCGTAGTATTTAATTTGTAAATTAACTTTCTTACCAAACTCTTCGTAATGATACGGCTGCATTACATTGTCTTGATTTATATTATCTAAACAATCAAAACCTAATGAGTGTAATGTTCTAAAGTAACTTAGTCTTCTAGGTGATATAGGTAACATTCTTTCTTTTGCTTCACCTGCAGCTTTTTTTGTAAATGCAAAGTAACCTATTTTATCTAAGGGTGTACCACTTCTAATGTATGCTTTAGCTCTAGATATTAAACGATACGTCTTACCTGTACCAGGAGGACCATAGTATTTATAAATCATACTATCTGGTCTTCTCTTTCTATTGTAATAGTTTCTTTTATCTCTTCTGGTTTTTCAAATATAAACAAAGGTATTCTTGCAACTCTTATTGGTTTGAAATATTTTCCATCATCATCTTGTCCTGGAAATCTTTTCTGTTTACCAAAGAATGCTTTCTTGTCTTCGTTTGTTTCTGAATTGTTATCAAATAGTTCATTAGATATCATGTAAGATGTTTTCTGTGCATCATACTTCCACTCTTCGTTTTTTAATTTGTCAAAGAATTTATCAAACACAAACCATGCAAAGTCTTTTTCTACTAATGGTCTACCGCTTTCAAAAGACATGTAGCTTGTTGCCTGAGGCCCGTATATATGCTTCTCTAAAAGCTTTTTAAGAACTTCTATTGGACTTGTACCTTCTGCAGGTTCTATAATTTCTATTTTATCTTTAGGACTACTTAATGATTTAAGTATAAGTTTAAATTGTTCTTGCTTAATAGTAGGTGCTACCACTAAAGCTTGTTCAAATAATACTGTAACAAAATCATTAATCTGAGTTAGCTTGTAAGTATTTTTAAAATGAAGCTGAACGTTTTCATCATCTTCATCTTTTACTGTGAGTCTCCATTCTGGATTAGGTTTGTAATTTATTTTTTGTAGGTTACTTAGTTCTGGAAAATTAGGTTTACCATCAGACATCACTCCATACTTTCTTTTTGTACACAAAGCTTTCATACAATTAGGCTGTAGTAATGGATCTGAACAGGTAAAACCTTTGTTTTGTTTCTCCCAGTTTTTTATTTTTGATTTAATATGATCATCTGTCCAATGTTCATCAAAAGAAAAGTAGTTTCTACCTGCTTGTAGTACCATCTTCTGCCAACTATCAGTATATTTTTTCTTAGCAAACACCATATAGTTATATAAAAATCTATCTCTACCATCAGTAAATGTCATTTCTTCTTTAGTTAGTTTCTGCAGACATGGTGGACCATCGTTGAACTCTTCTCCGCCACCTTTTAATTCACTTAAAACTAAATCTTCTTTTATGTTTTTAAAGTTTTTAGGATCTACTAAATTTAATTTTACTGTCTCTACAAATTTTTGAAAAGACATTGTAGTACCGTCTATGTCTAACGCTTTTCTATCATCACCATTGTAAGGTAGATTAATAAAGTTTCCGTTTGATAGTGTACCATCACTAGATCTTAATTGAGTTTGTTTAGGAAATATTTCTGTACCTTGTGCTAATTTAAATACAAATAATAACTCTTCTAAAAAATCTCTAATCTGTTTTGCTTTTACCAATCGAGTAGTGAACACATATAAATGTAATCCACCACTCTTGGATAGGATAGGGATGATTGGCAATTCCTTTTGTTGAATTATGTCTAAGTAAAATTTTCTATCTATTGGATATGTGTCTACATCTATTGCACCAAACCTTGCCATACCTTCATCAGTACAGGGTTGTATTCCAATTGATTTTACTCCTTTAATATGATCTTGATAATCTTCGTCAGTGACCGGTATCTTAGCCCACTCATGTTTCCATTTTTTCTTACCTGTTTCCGGATCTACGTATCCGTCATCTATTTTACAGACACCATAACTTCTCTGAAGTCCTGTAAAGTATTCTATGTATTCTTTCATATGTTCCTATCCGTTTAATTTTTAGAGGCGACTCAAGTCTCCCTTTGTCGCCTCCGTACTCTGCCCGAGTTATTCCCAATGGGAAACTATATAATATCTTTAGATTTTGGTTCTTCAACTTTTTCGTACTTAGGTTTATTTAAACCAGACGATACTTGTTGATGAAACTCTTGACCTATTTGATACAAAGATGCATCTTTTTGATCAGAAACATCTAACATTCTAACCAACGATGGTTTGTATATATGCCAAGTTTTATCACCCGCACTTTTTTCAGCAGTTTGTAATTTAAACATTGCTGAATAAGCTGCCGGTTGAAAAGAACCTTTCTCATCTGTCATTGACAAATTAGAAATAAGATCATTCAATTTTCTAGCAGGTGTAAGATTAGATGATCTCATTGTGATCACTGCTTTTCTCGGCGCACCATCTACCATTGCAACTACAAAAAAGTACATAGTTTTTTCAATATAGTTACCATTTGATAATCTATATTTTATACCACGCATTTCTTCTTTAGCATCTGCAGGTGGTGTTAGATGTGTTCCAACAGGTGCTGATGGGCTATCTCCCATTTCTTGCCACTCTGGATATCTAGTCTGCGTATGTGCTATAATTACATCTATACCTTTGGTACCATCAATTGGTTGTCCAAAACTATTAGAATATATCATTCCAGGATCTGCTCCTTCAACGTGTTTAGCGCTTCTTGAGTTACACTCTGGTGATAGTTGATGTAAGATTTTCAGAATCGGTGTTGATACGTCATCTGATTTGATCTCTTCTGCACCTTTACCTGAATCGGCTCTTAGGTTTAAAGAGGCTAGTGCACCTGCACTATTCTTTTTAACGACTTGTTTGTCCATACTATTTCTCCTTATTAGTTTAGTATTTTATTAGTTTATTTTTTATTAGTTATGCTCGTACTATTTTTTTCATACGAACTAAACAGATCAGTAGGAATTTTAAGATTTTTATCTTTTAAATCCGACATCACTGCTGAGAGTCGAGCGTGGTGAACTTTCTCATCTTGAGTTGGTTCATATCCACGCTCCCTCGCAAGGCTAGCGTATTCGACAGCCTTGTTATCTTCGCCTTGACCAAATGATACTGTAATATTATTATTTACAATATCACCTAAGCCATTGTCTCGAAGCCATTTAATTGCTTCAGCTTTTTTATCAGCTTTTATAGAAGCAAAAAACCTATTCTTAACTGACAGTTCAGAACCATCTTTTAGTTTTAAGGTTTTTAAATTCATCTTGTCCATTAACTGTGGAATAGTAAATCCACTAATGTAATCGTACTGTGATTTTAATTCTTTTAATTTTATTTCTGCTGCTAAAACTTCTGCACCTACAGTTTTTAATTGTTCAATTGTTTCTGATAATAATGTTGGATCAATTATATCAGTTTGATCTGGTGCATCTTTTCTTAAATTTATATTCATAGTATTTCCTTTCATAAAAGGTATATAGGATTATTATATCCAAATGTCAATACTAGTTTTGAAAAATATTTA